CATTCACCTCGGTTTTCTGAGTTGAACAGTCCGCGCGATGACGGGCTTCCTTGGCGTCACATGCCGGAGCCGTGCATGTTGTCGTATTCGCCCGCCGCCGCCTGTGCGGAGGCGTGAGGGATGAACGTAGGGGCGATGATCCGCGCAATGGCTGCCGCTGGCTGTTCGATTGAACAGATCGCGGACTCGTTTGAACGCATGGACGAACAACGCAAGGCGAAGGGCAGGGAAGGGAACCGCCGCCGCCAAGCGGAGCATCGCGCCCGCCGTAACGAAAGTAACGCGAATAACGCCAGTAATGCGAATAACGGCGTTACGCCAGTTACATGCGTTACAGAACCGCCAGCCTCGCGCGCGTGTAGTAATACTAATCTTCCTTCGGAAGATATTAGTAATACCTATCCTTCGGATAGGACGGGCAAGCCCGTCCAGACGCCGCAAGCCCGGCTTTGGTCGCAGGGCGTGCCAGCCGTGATCGCCCTTGGCGTACCTGAACGGCAAGCCCGTGGCGTCATCGGCGGCTGGCTGAAAAATTCCACGCCGGAAACCGTTCTCGACGCCATCGCGGCGGCAAGCCGTGAGTGCCCGATTGACCCGATCCCGTGGATTACCGCCGCCTTGCGCCCCGCTTCGAGGGCCGGGCCGCCTCGGTCGAAACCGTCTGCCACATCGGCAATCTTGGACTTGATCGCAGAGGAGCGGGTTAGTTGAACGAATTGATTACGTTGAAAAATTCGCTAGACGCCGTGAGGCCACGGGTTATCGCCTTAACCGCGCCAGCGGGCCGGGAAGCGGCGCTGAAAATGTTGGCGCTCGTCGTCGGTTCCTATCGCACGTCCTACGACGAGCCAAAGGTTTTCGCACGTCAGGCGGCGGCGGCCTTGGAGGACTTCCCGCAGGCCGTTCTTGACGAGCTTGCCAGCCCGAAGGTCGGCATCATCCGCGAACTCAAGTTCGCCCCGTCCATCGCGGAATTGGTTTCGTGGTGCGAACGCAGGCAGGGCGAGAAAATCGCGGCGGCGGCGGAAACGCCACAGCAGAAGGCCGCAATTTTCCATGCCGCAGAACGCGGTGAAGCGTGGGCTTTGGCCTACTACCGTTGCCGGGGGATTAGCCTATGAACCAAGCGGCAGAACAATATCACCAGCGGGCGTTGGCGTTCCATCGGGCAAATCCAAGCATGGTTTTTGTCGTGCGCGGCGGCGACCATACGCGGCAAGTGCAGTCGTGGTTCACCTATTTCTATTCCCGTGGTCAGACAGGGACGATTAGCCTGTTCCGGCAACTGTTGAACGGCAAGGGCGTCGTGCAGTTTCCATGCGAATGGCCTGAATTGTTTGATCCCAGCTACGTCGCGCCAACGCACCAATGGCAAGCGCCGGAGGATCGCCCGCAATCGCGCCGGGATATGTCACGCGTTGTCGATCAAACGCTTCACAGCCTCCGCAACGCAGTCCCGCGCGGTCGCCAGCCTGCGCCGAAGGATCACCTGAAAGAGCCGGAACTTTCGCCGCAAGAATGGCTTGCGCAGTACCGCGACGATCCGCCGCCAATTCCTGTCTTGAGCGACGAAGCGAGGGCCAAGATGGGTTTGCATCAACCGCGTGATGAAGCCGCCGCTTAACAACCACGGGGGACAGAATGGCGAAACGAGGCAGGCCACGGAAGCAAGGCGAGCGCTATCCCTCCGGGGGGCTGCGCCGTCCAACGCTTGAGCAGTTGAAAGAGGCGGAACGCAGGCAACGGCTAGGCGAGATTGCCTACGTCATGGCGCAGCCTCACAGGGCATGGGCTGGAAAGCAGGCCGGGCATCCTTGGCTGGAAAACGCCTTGGGTCGGTTTGTCATTGGCCGAAAGCTCCGAGAGGAACTATACCACGCTGGCGATCACTACGCCCTCACATTCGCCCGCTGGGCGGCTGCTAAGGGCATCCCGCACCCAAAGCGCCGCCACATGGTCGGAGGCGGTGTAGGGCCTTCTGACGCGACCGTAGCTGGGTGGTGGCGGGAAATCGAGGGGATGGAGAACGCGCTACGCCAGTATGGTAAAGCCTACATCAACGTGCGCCACCTTTGCTTGGACGATGAAGACTTGCCGGACGAAGCGGCGGCAGACACCCTTGCCGGGCTTCGCGCCTTGGCGGTTCACTTGGGGAGGCTACCGGAGAGGGCGCACCCTTTTGTGTCAGCGGTGGATAACCGGAGAGCCGCTTGACATGCGCCGCAAATCAGTTCACGCTCGGGTAAATCATTATCCCGATTTGCGCCCGGCTCAGGTCGGGCGTTTCGATTCCTGAGTTTGCGCCGCCTGAAAATGCGGACCGTGGCAACGGGGGCAGCGCAAAGCCGCTAAATCAGGACAATGGATTGGGTTTGTCCCGGTCGGCGGCCCTGTATCAATTCACAGTTTAGCGCCAGTGAAATTCATCCCCCGTTCGCGCGGGGCTGCGTTTTCAAAAGAGACTGGCGCTAATTCCTTCGGCGGCCTCCCCTAACAGCCAGCCCCCTCCTAGTGCATAGGGTGGAGTGCCGCCGATCCTATCAAGAGGGCAGATGATGCGCGCACTATTCGCCGCCGCACTGATAGCCCTTGCCGCCCCTACGTTGGCTCAAGACAAGCCGCAAGGCTCATGGTGGTCCACGCCTGAGGTAATGCGCTGCTGTAGCGAGGCAGACGCTGTATTCGCTGACAGGTGGCAGGCTAACCCGGACGGCTCGATAACAGCCACGGTGACGGGCGGTGGTCCAAGGGATCATCAGTGGGCGCCCATTGGCCGTGAGTACACGATACCGGCAGACAAGGTTATTGCGGTGCCTGGCAATCCTACGGGGCGGGCTATACTGTTTGTGAGGCCGTGGAGTTTGGAGCCGCTCTGCTTCGCCTACGGGCCGATGATTTAGGACGGGCCATGACTGACTACTATGTGATCGTCTGCCGCGACGGGTACAACAGCCAGCCTTTGCCCAAGGAAATCTCAGACGGGTTGTTTGCTGATTGGCTTCGCGATCCGTTGTGTGAGCGCCCCGCCTACCGCATCCGCATAAGGGAGAAGGCGAGGGAGCCCCGCAAGCTTGGCGTTTATCCGCTCCCTGATGGGAGTGTCGAGGTGGTGTTCGCCGTTCCGCCGAGCGCGGAAAGCACCTACCGCCCCGACCCATTCAACAATCTGCCTGCGCCCGGTCTCCAGGCTCGCTAGTCCATGACCGACTTCCAATCCCGCCAGCGTCAATCAATGGCAGACCTCCGGCGCTCGGCATTCGCGGCAGATTGCGAACATGAGTGGCGGCGTCAACATGGCGGGGCCTTTTCGTGCCTATGGTGCGGCAAGCCAGCGCCTTACGTGTCCTCACAAGAGGCGTCCAATATGACCGACGCCATAGCCGCCGAAGCACAGCGCCAACGCCAGCAAGCCGAAGCAATACGCCAGATGAATGCGGACATGGCTGATCTGGTCGAGTTCGCGAAGGCCGGCGAGTTTAGGGAACAGGGATAAGGCAATGGCTGGCAGAAAACCCGGCTTCAAGATGACCGATGAGCACAGGAGTAAAATCGCAAACTCCCAAGTTCTCAATAGGTTGATCGACCACGTAACGGGCGCGCCAATACTTGAGCCGTCACAGGTTACAGCGGCAGTCGCCTTGCTCAAAAAGGTAATGCCAGACATGCAATCAGTAGAGAGCAAGTCTGAGGTAACAGTCCGAAATGTTGTTCGCTTGCCTAACCCTAAATCCAGTGCCGACGAATGGCTTTCGGGGATTGAGACGAACCATTAATGGAAACCCGAGTTGTTTGGGAACCTCAACCGGGGCCGCAAACGCATCTGCTTGAATGCCCCGTTTTCGATGTTCTGTTCGGCGGGGCGCGCGGTGGCGGAAAGACAGACGGCGTTCTAGGCGATTGGCTCAATCATTCGGACCTGTACGGTTCAAGCGCGATTGGCCTGATGTTCCGCAAAGAGCGGACACAGCTTATCGAGACGATAGAACGAAGCCATCAGATATTCGGCCAGTTGGAAGGCTGGCAATGGAAAGAGCAAGACAAGATGTGGCGCTCGGATCGGGGCGCGCGTCTGAGGTTTGCCTATCTTGAGCGGGATGCGGACGCAGAGGCTTATCAGGGCCACAGCTATACGCGGCTTTACTGCGAGGAAATAACCAACTTCGGCAGCCCGAAGCCGATTGATAAGATGATGGCAACGCTGCGCTCAGGCAACGGCGTTCCTTGCGGGTTTAGAGCGACGGGCAATCCGGGCGGAGCGGGCCATCAGTGGGTAAAGGCGCGCTACATTGACCACGCCCCAATGGGCTACAAGGTCACAACTCAGACATTCAAGAATCCGTGGACGGGCGATAGCGTAACCCGCGACCGGGTTTTTATCCCGTCCAAGTTGAATCAGAACAAATACCTGGGCGCTGAATACGTCGCTAACCTTCAAATGGCTGGCAATGAGGCGCTTGTTAAGGCGTGGCTTGAGGGCGACTGGTCCGTAATCGAGGGGGCGTTCTTTGACTGCTGGTCGAACGAACAACACGTTGTGCGCCCGTTCACCATTCCCAACGACTGGCTCAGATTCCGTTCCTCAGATTGGGGCAGCGCGGCTCCATTTTCAGTTGGATGGTGGGCAGTTGTTGGTGATGAGTACGCGCTCGAAGGTGGCAAAAGATTACCTCGTGGCGCTTTGGTACGCTATCGAGAATGGTACGGTGCGAGCGCACCTAACGTCGGACTCAAGCTTACGGCGGAAGAAGTCGCCCGAGGTATAAAAGCTAAGGAAGCTGGCGACAAGATAGCCTTTGGCGTTCTTGACCCTGCCGCGTTCGCTGTTGATGGCGGGCCAAGCATCGCAGAACGGATGCTGAAAGAGGGCGTTTCGTTCCGACCTGCTGATAACAAGCGCGTTTCCCAACGCGGCGCAATGGGCGGTTGGGATCAGATGCGCGCACGCATGAAGGGCGGGGAAGATGGCCGCCCCATGCTCTACGTGTTCGACACATGCAAGGACTTCATCAGGACAGTTCCCGCCTTGCAGCATGACCCGGACAAGCCGGAAGACTTGGACACTGACGCTGAGGACCACGTTGCGGACGAGGCGCGTTATGCGTGCATGTCGCGGCCTTGGATACCGCGCCAGCAAGAGGACAAGACGCCAGACCGGCTTGACCTGCAAGTGATGCCTAACGGGCAAGTGCGGACGAATATGAGCGTCTTTGAGATTATCGAGGCGAAGCGAAAGCGGAAAGCCAGTCTGTAATGACCGAACAGAGCGCCACATATGAGACGAAAGAGCAATCGCAGGAAAGCGCTGCTGATTTCGTGCGCTTCTGGCTCGACGCCATAGAAGCGGCCTCAAAAGAAGAAAAGGAGTGGCGCGACGACGCGGACGATGTGCTTAAAATCTATCGCGGGGAAAAGAGCTCCGAGACGGAATTTAACATCGTCTTTTCCAATGTCGAAACGCTCATCCCGGCGATCTACAATTCAACGCCTGTGCCTGATGTTCGCAGGCGCTTCGGGGATCGTGACCCGGTAGCGAAAACCGTTTCCGACATGCTTGAGCGGGGTATTTCCTACTCGCTCGACTCCTACGACTTCGACGCCACCATGCGGGCCGTGCTGTTCGATATGGCCGTTCCTGGCCGTGGCGTGGCGCGTGTCCGCTATACGCCGTATATGGACGAGGCTGGCGAGGCGGTCGCATACGAGGAAGTCGGCTGCGAATACGTTCCGTGGAAGCATTTTCGGCACGGCTCGGCCCGTGTGTGGGACGAGGTGCCGTGGATTGCTTTCGAGCATTTCCTGTCCCGCGATCAATTGCGCCGCCTTTCGCCGGAATTGGCTGAAAAGGTCGCCCTTGATTGCTCCACAAAGGGCGAAGACGCGCCCGAGGATCAAAGCGACATTTTCAAGCGCGCCCGCGTGTGGGAGGTTTGGGATAAGGAAGCCAAAGAGCTAACCTTCATCGCCACAGGTTACCTTGATGGCCCGCTTGTGCGTGAAGCTGACCCGTTGGGCCTGACTGGATTCTGGCCTATCCCGCGCCCTGTGCAGCCGATCCTGACGCCCGGCAAGCTTTGCCCGGTGACGCCTTACACGGCCTATAAGGTTCTGGCTGAAGAACTCAACGCTGTAACGCAGCGCATCCGCAAGATTGTGCGCCAAGTAAAGGTCAAAGGCGGCTATCCCGCTGCGGGTAACGATGTGAACGCGCTCGCAGGCGCTGATGATGGCGAGTTGGTTCCGCTTGAGGGGCTTGAGGCTTTCGTCACATCGGGCGGCGATGTGAACAAAATGATTGCGTGGTGGCCGGTTGAGCCTGCGGTGAAAGCCCTCGCTCAACTGTACCAGCAGCGCGAGCAGATCAAGCAGACGATTTACGAAGTCACTGGCATCAGCGACATTGTGCGCGGCGCTTCGATGGCTTCCGAGACGGCTACGGCGCAGCAGATCAAGGCGCAATGGGGTTCGCTCCGTATTCAGCGGATGCAGGCGGAAGTTCAGCGCTTCGCCCGCGACTTGTTCCGCCTCAAGGCCGAGATATTCGCCACAAAGTTCGATATGCAGAACTTGGCGATGATTACGGGCATCAAGCTTCTGCCTCAGGAGCAACTTGCCCAAGCGCAGATGATGGCGCAGCAGGCCCAGCAAATGCAGCAGCCGGTTCCGCCTGAATTGCAGGACGCATTGAAGGCAGCGCCGCTTGAGCCGGTTGAGCAGATCATGCGCTCGGACCTCATGCGTTCCTATCGGATTGATGTTGAATCGGACTCGACCATTAGGGCCGATCTGACCCGCAATCAGGAGCAGATGAGCGGGTTTATTCAGGGGACAGCGCAATACATGCAGGCTGCCCTTGCCTTGGCTCAGGGCGGCATGTCGCGCGAGCCGCTGGTTGAAATTTATTCATCCTTCGCTCGTCAGTTCAAATTAGGCAAGCAGGCGGAAGATGCGCTCGACCGCATGTCCGAAATGGCGAAGCAGCCGCAACCGCCCAAGCCTGACCCGGAGGCCGAAAAGCTGAAACTGGAACAGCAGCGGATGCAGATGCAGGCGCAGGCAGACCAGCAGAAGCAACAGGCCGATATGCAAATGGAGCAGATGCGGCTCCAAATGGATCAGCAGAAGGCTCAGCAGCAGATGCAGATTGAGCAATACAAGGCCGAACAATCGCTGGCCCTTGAGCAATACAAGGCTCAGGTGCAAGCCGGTCTTGCGGTTCAAAAGCAGCAGCAGGACGCGCAGATCAAGCAGGCCGACCACGCGATGAAGCGTGAAGGAATGGCCGCTGACTTTGAACTCAAGCGCGAAGGCCAGCAGATCGAAGGCGAACTGGAACGCGAGCGCATGGCTGGCGAACAAGGCGTTCCTGCGCTCAAGAGCAACAAGCAGGCGTCAGCCGGGCCTATTGGCGGCGCTGTCGCGAAGATGGGCGAAAGCTTGGGCAAGATGATCGCCGAGCAGAACGCAGCATCTGACAAGCGCCATGCGGACATGATGCAGATGTTTGGCGAAATGATGCGCCAGCAGAACGCGCCCAAGCGTGTTGTGCGGGATCGCGCGGGCAATGTTGTCGCTGTTGAATCGGCCACGGTGAACTAATGGCCTCCGGCGTCGGCGTTGCTGAAATCGACTTCGGCGCATGGCCGGGAACTAACGAGGCGTCGGTATCCGTCACGGGGCAGGACGAGATTACAGCATCAGCAAGCGCTGAAGCGTGGTTGATGGCGGACGACACGACAACGGATCACACGGCGTCAGATCATCGCTATGCAGCAGTCCTTATGGGCCTGACATGCGGGACGCCTACGGCGGGCGTTGGGTTCACGATCTACGCCCGTTCGCTTGAGAAATTGACCGGCGCATTCAAGGTGCGTTGGGTTTGGTCAGACTGAGGATAACCTATGGCTCTTGACGCAAATATCCGTGGTCAATCCGGCATTCAGGCCGATGTTGACGCCAGCGGACGCCAGCTTGTGCGCCTTCCTGATGCAACCACGCCTGCCAATGTCGGCGGTGTTCGCTTGTTCTCTGAAAACGACGCCGGGGAATCGCGCGGCTATCCCTATCTTGTCTCGCCTGAAACTGACGAAGATTTCCGCCTTCGTGTCGCCCAGGATACGCCGCTTGATATTGAGACGTTCAACTACACCGCTCAGAACACGGGCAAGCACAACTACGGCAACACGACGCTTGCGGCGACTTGGGGAACGGGCGGCCTGCTGACCAATTCCGGCTCCGTCACGACGACCACGACCGGCCTGCGCGTTCGTACCTATGCGTCCTTTCCCATTATGGACCCCGGCACGCTGAATGTCGCGGCGACTGTGGCCTTTAGCGCGCAACCAGTGGCGAACTCGATTATTGACTTCGGCCTGTTCCTTGACGGCGCGGCCAACCCCTTTGCGCCAACTGACGGCGCGTACTTCCGCCTTTCATCGGCTGGGCTGTTTGGCGTCATCAACCACAACGGCACGGAATTAACGACCACAGCGCTTGATTTTACGTACACGGTGAACCGCTTTTATGCCTTCATGGTCATCATCCATGAGCGCAAGGCAGAGTTCTGGATTGATAACGTCCTTTACGCCACGATTGACACGCCCGTTGGGCAGGGGCAGCCCTACGCCTCGGAATCGCTTCCGTTCGCTATTCGTCATGCCATCGTCGGCGGCGCGGCTGGCGGTGTGTTGCAGGCGACACTAAAGGAATACTCCGTTTCAATCGGCGGACTGCAAATCGCAGACACGCTCGGGGAAATGAACAACCGCATTGTGGGGGCCTATCAGGGCCTATCAGGCGGCACGATGGGAACGCTTGCCAGCTATGCCAACTCGGCAGACCCTACTGCCTCTGCCGCTATATCGAACACCGCCGCGCTTGTTACCGGCCTTGGCGGCCAGTTCCGCTTCAATGCGGCGGCAACGGGTGTCACTGACGGCATTATTGTTTCCTATCAGGTTCCCGCGCTTGCTATCACAGCGCGCAATCGACGCCTCAAGGTCAACGGCATCCGCATTTCGTGCATCAACACGGGCGCGGCTGTTGCGACAACCGCGACGGCTATTCAGTGGTCCCTTGCCTTCGGTCATACTGCTGTCTCACTTGCGACAACGGAAGCGGCTACGACGAAGGCCCCGCGCCGCATTCCGGTCGGGATCATGACTTGGCCTGTTGCCGCTGCGATTGGCGCAGCCCCTACCGGAGGCGACATTGTCGTTCTTTTTGATAGTCCGATTTACGTGAACAACGGCGAGTTCTTTGCGTTCGTTGCGAAGTTCATCCTTGGCACGGCAACCGCGTCTCAGGTGATTTGGGGAACTGCGACCGTTATTCATTCTTGGGAATGATTGAATGTCCCTCCTGCTGCGGCTTGTTGGGGCAAGCGTTCCGCCTGCTCCGGTTATCAGCGGTGGATGGGTCGAAGATGAGCCTGTCAGGCGTGCGCGGCAAGCAAACGAAAAGCGCAAGCGGGAAATATGGCGCTCAATAGAGCGCACGATTGAGAAGGCTTATGCGGCGGCCCGTGGTGAACCTGTCGAGGCTGTACGCACGGAAGTTCGGCAACAGCTAGCCGAGCGCAATCCGGCCCGTGTCGCGTCCATTGTCAGTCAGCTATCCAGCGTTAGCGGCCCACAGGCGGAAAGCATCATCAATACGCTCAACGCCCGCTTGGCCGAATTGCAGCAGGCGGCGCTTGTGTATGAACGCATGGAACAGCAGGCCCGACTTCGGGCGGCGCGGCAAAACGATGACGCGATTGTCGCGCTACTCATGGTGATCTGATGAGCAATCAGGAAAAGCGCCAGCAGTCCGTCAGGGCGATTACAGGAACGGCCCTGACGTATAACGAGGACTGGCTCGCTCTGTTCGCTTCGGCTGGCATTACGTCGGGCACGGTTGATGACCGTATGCTGGCATGGTGCAACGCGCGGCTTGGAACGTCCTACACGAACGTTAATGACGCAATGAGGGCCTTCGCCGTCTCAAAAGGCGCGACACGATGGGATGAGCTTGGCACGTTTACCGTTACCCCGCCTGACTTGTTGAACGGCGCTGGCTCGTTCGACAGTGCGACGGGATGGACGCTTGGCGCTGGGTTTTCAATCAGTGGCGGCGTTCTCAATTCCAACGGTTCTTCCGGTGATTCATCGACCACACGCAGCCCCGGATTAACGCCGGGCGCCTTATACCGCGTTTCCTACACGATTACGCGCATTTCCGGGTCAATGCGAGTGCAGTCTGGGGCGGGGGTAGGCGCGACCCGTTCGGCGTCTGGTTCGTATTCTGATGACATTACGGCGGAACTCGATTTCTTCGCCATCCGCCAATTCAGCTTTAACGGCACGGTCGATAACGTGACGATTATTGCGCTGTAATAGGTACGAAATGCCAACATTCGTTATGCGCAACGGCCTCCTTGTGGACAAGCACACGGGGGAACGAATGCCTTTGCCGAAAGACTGGAAACCAGCCGCGCCGCGTATCCAGCCCGATATGGAGCCGTTTATTTCCCCTGTCTCGGGTGAGGTTATCGGCGGTCGCGCGCAGCGCCGTGACGACATGAAGCGACACGACTGCATTGATGGCCGGGACATTCCGCGCCGTCCCTACGTGCTGAGTGAGAAGTACGCGAAAATTACCGGCCTGCCTTTGAAGGGCCGGGACTGCTAAGGAGCCTCCATTGACAGAATTGGAAACCGCCAACGCGGGGGCAATCGCTCCTGCGAGCGAAACTCCGTCGCCTGCGCCTGCTGTTGAGCAATCCCCAACACCAGAAGCGCAAGAGGCAGCCATTGACGCCGATCTACAGGCCGTCTGGAACAAGCATAACCCGACCCGCGATGAAAGCGGGCGGTTTCAGTCAAAGAACCCCGAAGCGCCCGCAGCGGACGAAACGCAGAGCGAGGCCACGGGAGAGAAGGATTCGGGCCATACCCCGGAAGCCGAAACGGTCGAACAGGCAAGCAAGCCTGCCATTGACCCGCCTGCTTCATGGTCCCGTGAAACCCGCGATTTGTGGGCCAAACTCCCACCCGAGGCGCAAGAGATTGTCGCCAAACGGGAGAGTGAAGCGCACGCGCAGATTTCGCGCTTGGGGCAGACCGCAAAGGCCGCAGAGCCATTGCTGAACGTCATCGAACAGAACCGCGAGCTTTTCACCAGACGTAACGTGCAGCCTGAGCAGGGAGTTGCTGCCCTTCTTAACGCACAGCGGAAACTGGACGAGAACCCGGTTGCTGCCATTGGATGGCTTGCACAGCAATACGGCGTGGACCTTTCGATGTTCGCGAACGCGGACGGATCGCAGCCAACACAGTCGCCCGTTGTGGCGTCTCTACAGGCTGAGATTGCGTCTCTCCGGCGCGAACTGGCGGACACATCATCCACGGTCAGGCAGACGCAGGCCGAACGGCAAGCGGCTGAACTGGCGAAGTATCAAACCACCGTCGAGACATTTCTCAGCGACAAGAATTTGACGGACGCCGATGAGGCGGAACTTGTTGTCCTCGTAAACTCCGAAAAGCAGTTGAACCCCGGCAAAGACGCCGAACAGGTGCTTAAGGACGCTTACGAAACCTTTCTGTATCGCTCCCCGGAGCGGCGTCAGAAAGTGATCCAGCA